CTATGCAAAATCCCAGAAGAGTTTGTTGAACAACGTACTGCTTATATGAATAAGCAAACTCAGGCTCAAACTGATGCCGTTGACAACAGCTTTATGAAAGACAATGATCCTCGCATGAATAAATTTGCAGATAAAAAATCTACAACTTCGTTCGGCAAGGGTAAATAATATTAACAAAGGAGAGATATAAATGGCAACAACAGCTGCCCCATATGGTCTTCGTCCTATCAACTTGATTGGTGGTCAGGTATTTGCGGGTTCAACTCGTTTAATTCCTATCACTTCAGGCTATTCTACAAACATCTTTTTTGGTGATATTGTAGCAGTTGATGCGACAAATGGTACCATTGTAAAAGTAACAAACGTAGGTTCAAACGCTGATCAATTCCCAGCTGGTGTAGTGGGTGTGTTCTTAGGTTGTACTTACACAGATCCAAACATGAAATATAAGTTAAACAATCAGTACTGGCCAGCTTCAACAGTGGCTTCTGATGCTCAAGCTTATGTATGTGATGATCCTGATACATTGTTCCAAATCCAAGCAAACGGTCAAGTTCCACAAACAGCATTAGGTGCGAACTTCCCAGTAATTCAAACTGCTGGATCAACAACAACAGGCGATTCAAAAGTTGCATTAAATTCTGCTGGTGGTAACACAACTTCAACTATTGCTTTCCGTTTAGTTGACTTTGTAAATGGCCCATTCTCAACAGTAAATGATGCTTATACAGATTGTATCGTTAAATTTAACCACGGACAGCATTCATATTACAATGCTACCGGTGTATAAGGAGAATAACACATGGCTATTTCACGCGCTCAGCTACTAAAAGAGCTCTTACCTGGTCTTAATGCGCTATTCGGTCTCGAATACAAACGTTACGGCGAAGAGCACAAAGAAATCTACGAAACTGAAACTTCAGAACGTAGTTTCGAAGAAGAAACAAAGCTTTCTGGTTTCTCTGCAGCACCTGTTAAAAACGAAGGCAATGCCATCGCTTACGACAATGCTCAAGAAGCTTGGACAGCTCGATACAACCACGAAACAATCGCTTTAGGCTTCAGTTTAACTGAAGAAGCAATTGAAGATAACTTGTATGACACTTTATCATCACGCTACACTAAAGCACTTGCTCGCGGTATGGCTTACACAAAACAAGTTAAGGCTGCAAACGTACTTAACAACGGTTTCACTAACTCATCAGCTTATTACGGCGGTGACGGTGTACCATTGTTTGCTACTAACCATCCTCTTGTTACTGGCGGTACAAACAGCAACACTCAATCAACAGCAGCTGACTTGAACGAAACTTCATTGGAAAATGCAGTTATTCAAATCGCAGCTTGGACTGATGAGCGTGGTCTCTTGATCGCTGCTAAACCAAGAAAACTTATTGTTCCACCTGCATTACAGTTCGTTGCAACTCGCTTGCTCGAAACTGAACTTCGTGTTGGTACTACTGACAACGATATTAATGCATTAAAGAACAATGGTTCTATCCCAGAAGGTTATGCAATCAATCACTTCTTAACTGATACAAATGCATACTTCTTAACAACAGATGTACCTAATGGTCTCAAACACTTTGTTCGTGCTCCATTAACAACATCTATGGATGGCGACTTTGATACAGGTAACGTTCGTTATAAGGCTCGTGAGCGTTATTCATTCGGTTGGTCAGATCCTCTCGGTATGTGGGGTTCACCAGGCGCTTAATTGCGTTTGGCTTAGTAATACCAGATTAACCCAGCTTCGGCTGGGTTTTTCTTTACCCCTATTTAATGATTATACTGATAGACCTTGTATAGCAAAAAGCGCAATATATGCGTAACAAAGTATTTTGTGTAGATTAAATGCAAGACAAAGTGCTTTGTGTGGAAAAAACCACGAAATATTACATACAAAGGAGAAATACTATGTGGACAACTCCATCAGCAACTGAGATGAGATTTGGTTTTGAAGTGACTATGTACGTCATGAACAAGTAATAAACTAAGGGCCTTCGGGCCCTTTTTGATTAAATTTAGCCTTGCATAAGCGATAGTTATTATAGTATTATGTGATTAATCCGGTTAATCCGGTTTATTAGACTTTCCGGAAGACGCATAAACGACTAATAAGCCTAACTTTTTATGAAGGAACATCATTATGTCAAGATCCACCTTTAGCGGCCCAATTAAATCTGGTACTAACCGCTATGCTCCATATTTTAACGTAGGTACAACTGTTTTAACACAACAAGTGCCTATTACATTTAATGCTACATTAACTCAAAATGCTACATTTTATATCCCATCTGGCTGTAAAATTCTTAACATTATTGTTGATATTACCACTGCTTATGACTCAGCTACTTCAGCTACATTAACAGTTGGTAAAACTTCTGGTGGTACAGAGTATGCATCAGGTGTAAATGCTAAGACATCAGGCCGTACAACACCTACATTTACAACAACACAGTTAACAAACATGCAATCTACTCCAGTAGATGTATCTGCTCAAACTACAACTCAAAGTTCTGTTTCTACAATTATTGCTACAGTTACTTCAGTAGGTCAACCTACAGCAGGTACAGGTTATGTTACTGTCTTATACATCCAACCTGATGATCGCTCATCATTCGGTACACAATAATTAACTTAGGGGGCGCCTAGCCCCCTCATTGTAAAGGATCTTATATGTCAGGATGGACGTTAGTCGACGGAAATAATAATAAGTCTTTAGCATGGACAGGAACGAATAACACTGCGTATGTTACTCCTGGACCACAAGCACAAGACCCAGTAGGTAAAATGCGTGTTTCACAACCGCAAGCTTTAATTGATACAGACTTTGAATATGGTACACAACCTACTAAATGGGAAACTATTGCCCTACAAAATAGTAGACAAAGTGTATATTACATTGCACAACAACCACTAAATGTAACAAGTATTACAGGTACATCAACACTTACAATTACTGTAGGTTCAGCTATTACTATTGCTGCAGGTAGTCCAATCTATATTCAAAATGCTACTGACCCAAATGCAAACGGTTGGTGGTATACAGATACCGGTGTTGCTGCGGGTACAACATTTACAGTAATTCCAACAACTGCATGTGCTGCAGGCGAAAAATTTAGTGCTACTTCAACTTACGTATACCAAGGTTATTTTTATTCAGGTTGCGGTATTCAAGTTGGTTTAAATGCGTTTACTGTAACAAGTGGTACTACAATTACAGTATCAACTACAGGACCTCATGGTTTATCTAAAGGTAGTTTAATTTATGTTAAAGGTTTAGGTGGTTCTCCAGTTGCAGTTATGGGAGCTTTTATAGTTGCTACCGTGCCTACAGCTAATACATTTACATATACAACAGCTGGCGCTTCAGGTACTCCAACTAATGCTGCTGGTAATACATTTTTATATGCACGTCCTGCAGGTTATGTAGAACCAAGATCATTTGATGGTGGCGTAGCATTCTCAGCTGGCGCAGCAGTACCTAATCAACAATTAATTAGACAAACTCGTAGATATTTCCGTTACCAATCAGGTAAAGGTATTCAATTCTCTACAGGTACGTCATTAAAACCTTCATTATTTGTTTCATCAGTAACTTCATCAGGAGCTACTGTAACAGTAACAACTAAGTATGCACATAATTTAACCGTTGGTACTACAATTTTAGTATCAGGCGCAGATCAAACTGCTTATAATGGTTCATTTACTATTGCAACAGTTCCATCAGCAACAACATTAACATATACAGCTAATAGCACACCTTCAGCAGCTACAGCAACTGGGTTTGTTAAAGTATCTCCTACAAGTTGGTATGGTTCACAAAACAGAGTTGGTTTTTACGATCAACAAAATGGCATGTTCTTTGAATATGATGGTCAAACATTATATGCAGTATGGCGTAATAGCGTACAACAAATTAACGGATCCGTTGCAGTAACACAAGGTTCTGGTACTGTTACAGGTACAGGTACATTATTTAGTAGCCAATTAACACCAGGTGACTTTATTGTTATTCGTGGTCAATCATATAGAGTTATAACTGTTGCTAGTGATACATCACTATTCATTAGTCCTGAATATAGAGGTACTACTATTTCTAATGCGGTTGTATCTAAAACAGTTGATACTAAAGTTCCTCAATCTCAATGGGCTGATCCATTAGATGGTACAGGTCCTTCAGGTTATGTTCTTGATTTAACTAAGATGCAAATGTGGTATATCGATTATTCATGGTATGGCGCAGGCTTTATTAGATGGGGTTTAAGAACATCTAAAGGTCAAATTACTTATGTATATCAACAAACTAACAATAACCAACGTTTTGAAGCATATATGCGTTCAGGTAATATGTCAGCGCACTATGAATCTAGTGGATTATCTCCAACAACAACGTTAACTGCTACATTAGCAGCAGCTACTACAGCTTCGATGGCCGTGGGAAGTACTTCATTATTTCCATCTGCAGGTACTGTTAAAGTTACAGCAGCAGGTGCTTCAGGTGCCGTTGAGTTAATTAGTTATACAGGTAAAACAGATACTACATTAACAGGTTTAACAAGAGCTGTAACTGGCGGTAATTCAGCACAAACATTTACTTACAGTGCAACTGCTCCAATCAGTGTTGAGTTAGCTGTACCTGATACAGTAGCTTCATTATCACATTGGGGTTCATCTGTAATTATGGATGGTCAGTTCAACGATGATAAATCACTTATCTTTAACTATGGTACAACATCAGTTGTAACAACTACTACTACAAATCCAATTGTGTTATTAGCAATTCGTATAGCTCCCTCAGTTGATAATGGTACAACCGGTTTATTAGGTGTAAAAGAAATTATCAATCGCATGCAATTACAATTGACTGAGTTAGGTTTGTATACAACAGGTACAGGTTATTTAATTAACTTGATCTTGAATGGTTATGCTTCAGGTGCTTTATCTGGTAGTTTTACATCACCAATTCAACAAGCTAACGGTATTACATCATCACTAGCTCAAGTTGCGGTTAATACAAACGCAGTAACAGTTACAGGTGGTGAATCAGTAGCAGCAGCATATACAAATACTTCTGGTCAAACAACGCTAGACTTAAATCAAGTGCGTGACTTAGGTAACTCAATCTTAGGTGGTGGTACAAGTAATACAGTGCCTACATCACAGGCTGGGTTCTATCCTGATGGTCCAGATATTCTATATGTAGTTGCAACACCGTTAACAAGTACTTCTTCAACAATCTTAGCTAGACTAAGTTGGAAAGAAGCTCAAGCATAATGGCTAAGAAAGGCGTATCCTTAGCTGTCGGACGTGGTGAAAAACTCCCTGTATCAAAAGGTGCAGGGCTCACCGCTAAAGGTCGTGCTAAATATAATGCAGCTACAGGTAGTCATTTAAAAGCTCCTCAACCAGAAGGCGGTCCTCGTAAAAGATCATTTTGTGCAAGAATGTCTGGTATGCCTGGTCCTATGAAAGATGAAAAAGGTCGTCCTACTCGTAAGGCGGCATCTTTAAAAAGGTGGAATTGTAAATGAGTGCAGAACGCGAAGTTATTGAACATGGTGTAGAAATTAAACATATTCAAACAGATGTAGATAGACTTATGGAAGATATGGATCAACTAAAAGCTCGTTTAGATAGTATTGAAAAAACTTTAGAAGAAATTAAAGGCGGATGGAAAGTATTTATCGCTATCGCTACAGTTATTTCAGGTATTATTAGTTGGATGGTAACTCATTGGTTAGGAAAATAATATGGATATATTACACAAAATACTAAAGCCTAAAAAGGCTGTTAAAAAAGAAGTTAAGGTTGAAGAACCTATTGTAGAAGTTGCTACTGAAGCTATGGTACAATCAATTAAAGAAGAGGCTCCATACAAAGTAGAACCTACAATAGAACCTGTAGTAGAAAAGGTTAAGATTCCAAACCCATGGCCAAGACCATTACATCATCCTGATTGTACATGTCACAAGTGTTTAAGATGGAGAGAGGCAGAAAAAAATGCCTAGTGTATCTAAAAAACAGCATAACTTAATGGCAGCTGTAGCTAAAAACCCAGCATTTGCTAAGAAAGTTGGCATTAAACAAAGTGTTGGCGAGGACTTCCTCCAAGCTGATAAAGGTAAAACATTCAAAGGAGGCGGTATGGCTAAAATGTCAGAAAAAGAATGGGAAGGGTCTAAAGAAGATTTAGTTCAAGATAAAAAGCTTGCTAAAAAACATAATATGTCTTTTGATGCGTGGGAAAAATCTTCAATGGACACTAAACATGATAAGCAACAGTCTATGAAAGGACTTAAAAAGGGTGGCATCTTAGAAAAAGACACTGGCGAAAAATATGCGTCTAAAACAGCTATGATGAAACATGAAAAACAAGAATCTAAATCTGAAGAAATGAAAGAAGAGGGTATGTGTTATGGTGGTATGGCTAAAAGTAAAAAAATGTGTGGCGGCGGCATGGCTAAAAGCAAAGGCTACGCTAAAGGCGGTTCTATAAACGGCTGTGCAATTCGTGGTAAAACAAGAGGAAGGATTATATAATGGCATTAAAAGATATTACATCACAAAAAGACTTGGTAGCTGAACGAGATAGAAATCAAGTAAAAATTAAACAAGACAGAGAAAATGCTAAAGCTACTCAACAAGAAGAACTAAAAAAAGCTAACTATCTAAAAGACAGACGTGTAGGCAATAATATTGCTTATCAACAATTTAAAAACAGTGGTACTGAAGGTATTGACACAGAACCCGATTTATTAGATAAAATGATGGGTGCTTCTAAAAATGATCCTAAATACCAAGCTGCTAGAGAAATGAAAAGTGCTTTAGAGCATGAAAGAGCAAGAGTTAATATTCCTGATGAATTAGATGCACAAAGAAAAGCTATGTATGACTCAGCTAGAAAACAAGATA